TAATCAATCCACTCATCATTATTATTAGGATAATTTGGTCCTCGTTCAGCTATTTTTATTGTTCCGTGTATCCTATACCAACCATTGGTGAACTCCTCAACTCCAATAGTATGTGAAAAACTAGATGGGTGTCGAGAAATAGATAAAGTTCCATCAACTAAATTTAAATAATTATATGTTCTCAAAAGTTCCCATCCTGGCCTACCTTCGGAATTAGGTCCATCCACAAATATCTGCATGGCACACTTATTTTCCATACCTGCTACCCCAGTCCCATTCACACCACTAACAAATAGAGAAAAAGTATAATATTCATCAACCTCAAGAGCTGTTACACCTAAAACTGGTTCGTATTCTTTATTTCCATAAGGAATAAGGTGAGATACAAAACTATATCTATCTGTTTGATAATATTGATCTACCCCACTACCACCATAGGGATTGAGGGCTACAGCCTCATCCAAATTAGATTCTAAATTATTTCCACCATTATAGGTCCAACTGCTAACCTCAGTAGGGTAGGGATGAATATTATCACTTTGCCTAGCAGGTTTCCACTCTGAAGCAAATCTTCCAATTTCTAGTTGAGGACAAGAAGCATAAATACTTCCTCTTACTAAAGTAGATCCTGCCTCTGAATGTCTATATCCAGTTGGCCAAAAGTTAGCAACTATACCAGAAGGTTCGGGGGGGAGAGGTTGTGATACTACCACCCTATACCAACCATTATCATATTTTTCTGCGTAGCTATAACAATCCCAATCTTCCCCGTCCATCGCAGAATAATTACTATAATTCGTACTATCTAGCCAGAGAGCCCCATGACTATAATCTAAGGAACTAGCCTCCCCCGCAGAAACATCCCAGCGCAAGTTAGAATGTATTTGAAAATTAACCCCACTAGCTGGATCAGGTAAATAATTCCCGTCAAATCTCAATTTTATGGCAGTATTCCTATAATCCAAATCACCAAATTGAGGGGGATCCAGAGTATTTAATTTAAAGAAGCAGGACCAGCACACATACTGGGAAGAGGTGTCATGTTTAGTATTACTCCAGGCATCCATTCGATCTTCAGAATCAGTAGTTTTCTCTATTGGATAGCTGTAATAGTATACACCATTATTACCTGCAACAGTATTATTAATTAAATAAACTTTACTTCCTGGAATAGGCCCCAAAACTGAGGATTCCTCAATAGTAACAAGAGGATTGCCATTATCATCTAAGTTGGGTCGCGCCCAACCATCACCAGTAAAATCATCAGACTTTAGTAAATTTTCCCTATTAGTAACTCTACGCCTTTCAAAATCATTATTTTCATAAGGGTGCATCTCCCCAGGCTTATGAGCATTCTCTTTATAAGCATCAGCAGCTTTACCAAATGATAAGGCTTGTACAGTAAAATTAGAAGTATCAAGGATAGATGATGAATCAGTATTTGCAGACAAACTAGGAGATAGAGTTAGAATATCAGCAACAACCTCACCAAAACCATCTACGACTAGATTATCTCCAGTCTGAACTAGTTCTTGCTCAGGTGTACCAAAATTCTTAAATACTTCTATTTTGCCTTTAATCATTATTTTATATTAATCTTAGTGTATTGGTTACTAGCCCCCTTAGTATTATTATACCACTCTGGATGCATTCGGTAGTTTAACCTACTTCCTCCCTGAGGTCCAGTATAACCAGGGCCACCTATTCTAGACTGTAAAACTGATGTACTAACATTGTTCCAGAATTGGAAAATTCTTAGTATTTGGTTTGGTGTTAAATCAATCTTTTCTGTGTATGTTTCATCTTCACCTGTTTCAAAATTAGGTACTGTGTAATTATTTATTAGGTTTGTTTGTGTTCCTAGCGTTAGATTTTCTAAAGAGACTTGCTCAATTATAATTGAACCTTTTGGGTCTGGGTGGTAAAACTGTTCAGATTTTATATAAGGTATTATATTAAATAAATAATTTGTATCCAAAGAATGTATGCTATGACCTCCAAAAACATAATCATCACCATTGTTAGTATTAAACTCAAATTCAGCTTCTAACATATCACCCTCTACTATCTGAGTAAAAGTTGGGATATTTCCATATTCTGTAGCATATTTATAGCCCGTCATAAGAAAATTGGTAAATCCATAATGATTGTTCGTGTTGGAAATGGATGGTGTTGCGTAAGGGTCATAAATAAAAGCATCCCAGTAATCCCCAGAGTTCGTCTCAAAATTTGGATTAAAATGATTCCCATCTCCCCTTATAAAATCCCACAACTGAGTATCATAATCTGGAATTAAAAAACCATCATCTTCAAAAGTTAAATAATTTTCTATTCGTGAATACCACATTATCTTTTGTGCAGCTGCGGTTGCCTGCTGTGTTATAAATGATCTTAATCCAAATACAGCTACCCCTGGTATTTCTGTGGCACCAACACAAGCAAATTTAATACGCAATTTATACTTACAATTAGGATATAACGAATTTAATCCTTCTGAACCTGCGTCAGATAAAGAAAATGTGATTCTACTCCTGTGAATAGTAGAAACCTCAGGGTAGTCTGGTGGGGGGCCACTTTCTGAAAACATAAATGGGCGCATAAGCACAATAGGTTTGTTTAATAAATACTCTGAGTGTCCTGCTGGAACTGCTGACAAATTATATAAGGTAATATTACCGGGCTTATACAATATACTCTCATCATTTGGATGTACATAAGAAGAAGGAGCATAAAAGCTCATTCCGCTTAAAATAGACTTATTCTCAAATTCTGTCATAAATAAAGTATCAGTACTAGAAGTTAAAACTTGAGTTCCAGACGCAGTAATTCCTTCCCGAAATATGGAATCCCCATCTAAGATTAAAGTATTATCCACCTTCTTAGCTATTAAATTAGGAATTACATCTACAGCCGATCCAGGAATAGAAAAATCTCCATTAAATAACGATGGAATTTCCGCAATAAACGAATCTACAAAAGTTCTAAGGCTTATATTAGAATTTTTCCACGCAGTAAACCAACTATGTAGATCTGAACCAAATTCAAAGTTTTCGTAATCTTCTATACTTTCGGGATAATTATAAGAATTAGCGAGGCTACCACTAACATCCATCCAGCTAGAAAGATAATAATAATCAGAGTTTATTTCATATTGTTTTCCTGCTCGTTGTAAATTCTTAGCCCTCATCAATTCATTCATAATTACCCAGATAAGAGGAGTTTCACCACGAACAGAATAAGGATGACAAGAACTTGCAACCAAAGAACTTGTACCCCTGCAAGGATAAGTATTACTAACATCAACCCCATAATAAGTATGGGGAGAATTTAAATTCTCTCCTCTACCGTAAAGAGCAGGTAAATTGTTATATGCAGACGCAGATAAATACCGACCAGAGGAGGGGATATAACCTAAGTAATTATCTTTTCCCGTATCAGATGGATTTAGAATAATGGGCATACTAGCCCCATCCCTCAAGTATAACTGAGAGCCTGATCTAGGAAGTGTGTGTGCATAGTTTCTACGCCTTCTAGAGTTTCTTCCAATACCCTCATTACCAAAAGGCACAGGTGCTACACCAACCATACCTGAAGTAGTAAATGCTGGGGAACCATAATTAGCTACATCAGCTCTTTTAAAGATATTTCCAAGTGCTGACATATTAACACCATCATCAGAACCTCCCCCCAAGTTAGAATCTAAATTCCAAGTATCTCCACCATCACCAATACTAGTCTCCCCAGAAACACTATTAGAAGCCGTAAGATCTTTCTCTATTTTAGAACAGATTACACTTGATACTGTAGCATTCTCATTATCAGAGATTAAAATTTTTGTTTTTAGGATAGCATGAGCAGGAGCAAATTCATCTAAAACCTTTAGAGATTGAAAAAATAAATCTCGGTCAGCAACGCTATCTTCTAAAATACTAAGATCAAAATCTCCAGCAGATAATGTCAAATCCACATGAGAAGACTTACCATTCCACAAACCAAGTAGATGAGTCTTATCAGCTTCTAAGTTATTAATAATATCATCATAGTTTGGGGGATACTCATTACTAGAAGTAAAAAAGACAAAAGACCCTCCAAGTAAAGCATCATCAGTAACTTCTAAAATTTTAGCTTTACAATAATCAAAAAAAGCTTGTGCTTTTGTTTCACTTACACCAAAATATTTTAATTGATATTGTAGGAAAGTAAGAAGATCTTCTGATACATGGCACTCTCTATAAAAGTTTTCTGTTTCCCAAGGGGGTATACCAAATATTCTATCCCTATATTTAAATACAAAGCTAGAAGCACCAAAAGGATATCCTTCTCCACCATAATAAAATTGCTCTGGATACTCAGCTACTGTTCGATGTAAAATATGATCTACTACAAACCTAACATTAGTATCTGAATCATTATCAGAATAATCTGACACCCCACAAGTATCTGCTATTTCTCTAGTCCAAGTCTCAAAATTACTTTCATCTAAAGTAGTCTTAGTGAATAAAGTTCCCGTATCTGTTAGTAAAAGATAATATAAAAGATTAGGAATATAAGATTCCCAAAGTTCTTGAATAGTTGAATAACCCTGTACTACATCATTTTTATAAACTGAATCTACTGCTGCTTGTAACGCTTTTCTAGTACCCTTAGCTTTATAAATAGTAACAGCATTACGCAGCTGCTTTCTCCATTTTGATACATCAGGACCAATTAACTTCCAACCAATAATATCTGCTAAATAAGGTAAATATTCTTCTGGGCATTGTTCAATATCAAGAAGCGCATCTAGTTTGTTTACTTCCGCATTTCTATCAGCAATACTAAAAGACATTGCTTTAAGTAGCTTAGTGAATGGACCACCAGCCTCAATATCCTCTATAAGTAATCCTGCATCAATATAATCTTTAAATGATTGTAATACATAAGTATCAGTAGAATCAGAATACTCTGGGGAATAGATTGCTCCCACTAATGTTTTAAGCTTATCTAATTGTTGTGTTCCGCTAGTCCATTCGCCAGTAGAAGAATAATAACTGTTTGGTAATAACGCTCCTCCCCCAGTACCTGAAAACGCATTCCAGTTTTTCCAAATATATTCTTGAAATCCCTTTACTCCATCAACAAGATTTATAGACCTACCCATGTAAGTCTCATTTACTATAGTATCAAGTACATAAGAAGAAGGGGCATAAGAGCCTCCTGCTGGCGCAGAAGCATTCAAAAGGAACATCCAATCCATATTCCTTAAAAGATACTCATGCGTACCAGAAAGGGTAGAATCAAATACACTACCAGTATCAGTATGTAAAGTAGTAGAGCCTAATTGAATAGAGGGTAGTAGAGTTCCACTAAGGTAAGTCTTAAAATCTGCACTCGTATCAAAATCAGAAATATTCTTATTTAGTTTTGATAAAATTTCTACTTGAAACTTAGTGGGAGAAAAATCTCCATACCCCAGTTGATTAATAAAGAATGGTGCAATACCAGAAACAGTAGTAATATTCTGAAAATTATCTGTACTTGATAGAGGAAGGAGTTCAGAAATATTGTCAGCAGCCCTAATATGGCTATTCATTAAAGCTGCAATATTATTTGTCTGTGTACCAAAAAGCTCCTCATCCTTCTGTAGATATACTTCTGGAGTAATAATTTTTAGAGGTTCAATATAATTCCTCTTAAAGTACTTCTGAGTAGCCATCTATATCTGTACCATATTTATAACAAAGTTGTTTAGTTGAATAATCTCATTAAACTCAACATAAATATCTTGAGGAACATTATCTAATGATACAAACAAAACCTCATCTACTGAAAACAAGTCCTTCATAAATTGACCCGTTGATAACCCCTGGCCAAACTCTCTATTATCTACAGCAAATTTATTTAGAATAACTGCTGCTACTTTAGCCTTAATCTCCTCTTCTTTTAAAGTGAGATTTCTATCGTATTTTACAGTTACAACTAAATCCAAGGTTCTAATCAACCCATCAGCCACATTAACCTGAGTCGTCAACATCTTCTTCTCCTCAATAGCAGCTAAGAGTGCAGACTTAAAGGGGACCGTGGCTCGTTGGAGTTGGAGGTTTGATGCTTTTCCCAATAGATAAATATCAATAATGTTAGCAGAACTATAAGCTTTTCTTGTTACAGCCTTACCCTTACCTACAGAACCTGCGGGACCAATAAACGAATTTACAAAACCCTCATAATCCTCCAAAGTGACTATACGATCTTGACGCTTAAAGAATAAGGGTCCATATCTTTTAGCGTGTGTTATAGTTTCTGCATCTGATCCCCCTGTAGCCAAACTAGTATTTTCTACCACACCATTCCCAGCAATATCAGTAGAAATGTTAGTATTAATAACACTAGTAGCAATGTTACCCCGTGAACCCCCACCTGCACGATAAAGTACCGTGTAAGTTGAACCTACGGGTGGCATAACTCCTGTGCTATCATCACCAAAAATAACCACCGCCGCTAAATCATCAGTATAAGCTACTTGAAAAATTCTATCATCATTTCCAGAAGCCATATACACATTAGTAACTTGAGTATAAACACCAGAGGCTCCCGCTGATCCTGGGGCATCAACTAGTACTTGTACACTACCCTCGATAATGGGGGCTTCTATAAGAGGAATTCTACGATCATCAACATCAGCGAAGGTGCCTGTTTGAACTGATAAAGCCCCCTCAAGCAAGGCTAAATTGCTCCAAACAGAACTTGTAGTAGCACCAAGCCCATCAGGGTCAGACTCACTAACATTCAATGTTAGATTCCCCCCAGAACCGAGATCAACTAATTTGCCCCCAGAAACCTTATATAGAGTGAAATTAAGTGGGCCACCATCCTCAGGTGACGCAATAACCTGAACTCTATTAGCAGGAGTTATTAAAAATTCTGGACTAGTAGCAGCAGCATCCAAAGTTAATGTAGCATTAGCAGCCGAAGCTAACGGACCTTTCATCGTAATACCAATTAAATGCAGTAGCTTTTCAACATTATTCCTATTTCGTGCTGTGCTGAGGAAGTTTTCATTTGCAAGCATATCAGCCTTAAGGGAAAGAACAGATCCCATATAAGAAACAAGCTCCATAATCATTAACCCCAAATCAGATTCAATAAAGTTATGATAATCTAAGGGATAAGATGCTTTGATATAATCAACCAACGCTGTTCTGATAGAAAGAAAGTCTGTAGCTGCATAGTCTATAAGATTTTCCTTATTAGAATCGGCAACAGAAATTAATTTCATGAAGTCCGAACTTACTTTGTTATATTGTTCAACCATTATTTTAGTGTAACCTCAACTTCCACAGTTTCATCAACAGAAACATCTTGAACCGTTAAACTTATACGCATCTGTGGGGATCCATATAACTCTGCCTCATCTAAACCATAAATACCAAACTTTAATACTCTAGCATTAGGTAAATTAGTAGCTATAGCCTCCAACACCTCTTCTTGTATACCAAGAAAAGTATCCTCATCAAAAGGATCAAATAAATACCTACGGATATTCACTCCATAGTTAGGGAGCATAATTCTTTCACCTTTTTCAGTAAGCAAGAGTTGTTTTAGATTATTCATTAATAATCTATTACCCGAAACCTTACTAAAATAACCATTAGTAGTGTCTTCTCCAGTAGGAAAGTTTAACCCAAACCTCTTCTCTGAACTACCTTTAGCACTTCGTAAAAGTTTTGGGTGGATAGTCCCACCATAAGTTGTTAGATTCTCTAGACTCATGTTACATCAATATTCTTGAAAAATCCTTTTTGGTTAAGATAGTTTTTTTGTATCTCACTAGTAGTTAGGGCCTTACTATAAAACTTTATACTTCCTACATACCCATTCAAACCACTACCAAGCCCATGATACTTACCCATAAATCCACCCTCACCTACTGACAAATCAGTATTACCATATTTATAATAACCATCAGTATATCCTCCCCCCAAGATCCAAGGTGTAAAAGCATCAATACCATTTCCAGGTTCGAAACTAGGACCGTCATCTTCATAAGTAAAACTATTACCCCGAGTAAGGGTGGGGAGGTCTGGGGGTTGCCAAACACTACCACCAAATACTCTAGCAATAGAACAGGTAGTAAACTCATTACCATCCAAAGTAAGAGTAACTAAGTCTTCAGCAGGATTAACTGAAATACCAATATGCATAAACTCATTCTCTACACCACTAAATGCGATATCACCCCTAAGATCAAAACTAGAAACTGTAGATGATGTATCTACAGCACACTTATTAATCTTAATCTTAGAAGCAAAATACTCCTCGTCCTCAACATATTGAGTAAAAGCAATACTGCTAGCATTTACTGATTGAGTAGGAGCAAGGAAAAATACTGAATGATCATTCAAGGAATTATCTGCTGTAGCATTAGATGGGAACTCATCATGTGCTACTTGTCTATCCCTAGAAAAACCAAGTAACATACCCCTAACAATTTCAGATCCAGCGTCATACTGAGTATATCTATCTTCTACTAGTGTATCTGGTACAGTACCTCCAATATTTTCACAACCTAACATAACCTTATTGTAAGACGAGGTTCCCCAACCAGTATCAGCATAGGGGGTAGCTTGAACTGTGGAATAATCAGGAATATGCGCCCAAAACTCAAAAGTGCATCCTGCATCTAAGTAAGTAAAATCTTGGAACGGTGGGATATTTGGAAGATCCAAATAACTTCCTATAGAACTTGGGGTTCCATCAGCAGAGCTTAACTTTCTAAGTCCTTGTAAATAGGGGATACTTAGACCTCTTCTAAAGACAGAAGATGCTCCCAAACTAGAATCAGCTACCATTCTAGCATTACCATATACTCCCTTGGGGGCATCTGTTCCTGCTGGAGGATGAATATTGGCACAGTTTAAAGTTTCATATTTACCAGAATAATCTACAATATTAGTTTCTAAGAAATTATATGCACCAATAATTTGATCCATTATAACAGAGTCTGTTAAATTTGCTACAGTAGTTACTGTTGAAGTATCCCCAGACACAGCACCACTATCAAGTATAGTACCTGCTCCAACAGGAGGAACTAATAGATTTTCTAATACTACTGCTCCCTCCGTCTCAGATGCAACAACAAAATTATTTTGTAAGGGTAAGACTACACCACTAACCTCCCCCTGCCTAAACATTAATCTCTCTTGTTCTGCCTTGGTGGGGGTTAGATGGTAAGATCTTAGGAAACTAAAATCATTTACAGGAACTTCTCCCCTTCTATAAGTTAGATTCTCCCCAGCAAAATGTTGGGCTTTCCAAGCAATTTGAATCTGCTTTTTACGCTTATTAATCTTAGCATCATGTTCGACTGCTATAGAAATAAGGTTTTGCTTTATATTTCTAACCACAGCACCGCCCTCAACATAACCAGACGCAATATAGCCAGCAATCTGCGATTCTACATCATTAATGTGCTTATTTTTTTGACCAATTAAGAGCTGTAATAAATGATCAGCCTTATACTCCATATTAGCCTGTAAAGAATTATCAATTTTTGTATCATCAAATAATGTGCTAACAAACTGAGTTAAATCATTTTTAGTAAAAATAATCCCCTTTCCACCCAGGTTAGGATTATATTTAAACTCCCACATTTCACCAGAAGAAGCGTCTGGTATTAGCGACGATGGGATAAACTCCTCTTTATCTATATCAAAGAAGGGGATTCCGCCCTCCTGAGCATCATAGTATAAACCATCAATAGAAAGTAAGAATTGGCCCTTTTTGGATCTTGGTGGACCATACACAAGATCAAAAACCTCTAAAAGCTTATCTTCCTCTTCTGTACTCACGGGGAGATTAGAACTAACCCAAAAATCTAAATCTGAATCCGTAAATGGATCTCCATTAAGATCTGTGAACATTTCATCCATTAATGGCTCTTTTGCTAAACCTCTAGACCTCTCATCCATGATCTCAGCAATAATACTTAGAATATTATCAGCTTTTTCAATAAACTCCAGAGAGGCTGAAGTCTGTAGTTTTGCTAAAGCAAACTTTTTATCGGCATCAACAGCAGGATCATAATTTGCAGCTATATTAATATTTCCTGCTCCTTCAGTTACTCCCAACATATCTGTAATACCATTTATACAGTCCTCAATAGCTTTAAGATCATCAGATAAAGCGTCGGCTGCTCCAATAAATCCTTCAGCAAGACCCGTAACTAACCCAGCAAAATTCGTAATTTGTTCAAAAAGATTTTGATCATCCCCATCCATACCGTCCCTAGAAGTATCAGATAAGTACCTATACTCCCCAGTACCAGTTATCATCTCCATAATTCCAGTTTCTCTAAAAGCTTTTCTCCAAAAACTCCTAATTTTGTCTTCAGCAAATTCTCTGCCTGTCTGAAGTCCATTAGCTAAATGACCCAAGGGGGCACCAGGAAGTAAAGATAATAATGCCTTTGTAAAACCTAAAACACAGGTTGGGATCCCAAACTCCGCTGCTAAAGCTGGGAGTGGGGCACCTAAATCTGGAATAGTAGATCCTAAGTTTTTTAAACTATCAACATTAATTGTTACCATTATTCAGTTACCCTCTCATAAAAACTTTTTATTCTATCTGCGGCAGGATTGGCAGGATCGGCAGGATTGGCACCAAAACCATTATTTAAATGTACATTTGGACTGCCATTTATATATACAGTACTATCAGATTTCTGCTTTAAATCCTCAGAACTCTTTAAATTCATCGCACCACCAGACTGAATATTCATATTCCCCCCAGAGTTTAGATTCATATCACCATCAGACTGAATATTCAGGCTTCCCCCAGATTTTACATCAATACTTGCTGGAGATTCTATGTGAATAACCCCAACAGGATCAGTACATTTAATATCAATTGAACTGGCTGCATGAATCCCAATTTTTCCATTAGACATAATCTCTATAACTACACTATTAGTATCTGGATCAACTTTTTGTGCTTCAATAAAGATATTTCCTCTATTAGCAAAA